TCTTGACACACAAATAGGCTTCGAACAGCCAGTACAGGCACCACGTGCTTATAATCCTCTTGGTGATGTTGCAGACCTAGCCTCTAATTTCCTAAAGGCTAACGCTAAGACTGCATCTCAAGGTTCTGTGGAATCTTCGGCTATTGCTGGGTTTAACCGAGAAATAGAACGATTGAAAGACATGAAGGAGCAGGGTGTTTCTGCAGGTAAGATTAAAGTAGAAGCAGATAAAGCCTTAATTGCCTTAAAAGGGGTAGGACTTAAAGCAATACCAGACTATGTTCAGGCAGACTATCAAGCTGTTACTGGTGTATCCTTTGAGGCATCCTCTTACGATAGCGAAGAAGACTTTATAAAACAACAAACTCTGTCTAGTGAATTGGGTAGAAGCTTGCGTCTTGGTGTTAAGGCACAGAACCCTTCATTTACAAACGAGGAAGTAGAGAGTGAAGTTATTCGTCGAATCTCAGAGACAGCTTTACATGAACAAAGTGTTCAACTTGAGAATGCTAAAGCTTCCGCGGGTCTTCCTGTAAACTCAACACCTATCGTCCAAGCTATTCAAAACGATTTCAATACCCTAGCAACTAAAATTGCAGAGTTTCAGGCAGACGGTATTATAACAAGAGAAGAGTTTCTATCTGCATCTACTTCTGTACGGGCTTTGGTTTCAACTAAGTACGCAAACTTTAATAACAACCTAGAAGTTAAGTCAGTACAGGATCAGATGTTTGGTCTTATTGATGACATCGGAAAAGGTGTGTCAGTAGACCCCATTGATGTTCAATTAGATGCTGTTCAAATAGCTTTACAAACATCAGGGTTTAATCCAGCAACAATAGGAACAGTACGTTCTCTTATTAAAACAAACCCTGAAAAGTTTGAGCAAATCATTAGAGATAAGCTTGACCCTAAGGGAGAGAAAGGTAAAACTTTTGTTGATGCCCTAGTAGAAGTATGGGACGCTAAGTCACCTGAGATGAAGCTTGAGAATATCTTCAACAGCCCACCAAATACAACACCAACTCAGACAGGTGGCAACCCTGCTTTATTTGATATCCCGAAAGTTCAAGAGAATCCAGATGCGTATCAGAAAGCTGTCTCTGGTTTCAGTCAAGTGGCTGCAGCTGCATCACCTAAGGCTGTCCGTGAGAATGAAGCGGTACGTAACTCATGGCTAAACACCATGAATGTCACCTCAAGTCTTATTGCTTCACAATCTGACTCTTTCTTGCTGGGTGACAAACTTCTTAACCAGTATATACCAGCAAGCATGGTACCTATTCTAGAGGCAATCTACCAGACAGACGACATTAATGCGGCGCAGACAAACAATGCTATTCAAGAGGCTTTGTCTTCTGAACGTATTCGTCAAGAAAACTTACTAAACTCTAAGCTTGCTAACACAGACACACCTGAGGGCCAGAATCTTGTCATTGATCCTGAGACAGGTGTTCTCACACTAAACGTAACAACCTTTGAAAAACGCTTTAAGAATGTACCACAAGGTGATCGCAGAATTAAAGAGCTTCGTGAGGTAAACAAACGTATCCAAGATGTTGGTGGGCTTGAGGCTTTCTTTAATCTTACAGATAAACGTCGGTCAGAGATCTTAGGTGGTAGTAATCTAGAGCGTGTGTTCTTGTCTAACATGGGTGAGGTGTTCAGGCTGTCTAAGAACCTTAAACTGATTGATAAGAAGCTAAGTGGCCTTCAAGCCTTAGAAGAAAAGTACCCTCAAGCTACTCAGTCATTCCGAGACTCTCAGATTAAAGAGGGTGTTAGCGAAGTTATTAGTCAAGTAATAATAGAACAGACCCAAGAAATAGTCGTAGACTCTGCGTCTAAACTAGGGTCACAAACAAACCCACATCAAGTGGCAACACAGGAGGAAGTACTTGCGTTACCTCGTGGCGATCACTTTGTTTACACTGGTGATGGTGGTACCGACTCAACAGGCAACCTCATCGTTTTCAAAAGGTAGGCTAATGGCAGAGAATTTCTTAAGTGAGTTCCGTCGGGCTGGAGTTATAGCTGTCAAGAAAGTTTCGGAACAGTCTGAGCCTATGGCTTTGACTATATCTCAAGGTACACGTGCCGAATTTGCACCTACAGCTGATATGTATAATATCTCTATGGACTTTAACTCCACTGAGGGTGGTCGTGGTACAGAGGTTATTATCCCAGACAACGCAGGACCAGAGGTTCGTCAAGCTGCCGAAAGATTTAACCAACTTGTTGTAGACTTTGCAGCAAAGCATGGATACTCAGGCTACAGGAACAGGGGTGTCAAGACTAGAAGTGAAAATAAAAGGGGTGTTAGAAATACGATACATGCTGAACCCTTCTTCACTCAAGACGCACAGATGGAAAAGATCATCAATGAAAACATAGCTGAGTTTTCTAAGCTTTATACAAATGCCTTTGGTAATTTGTCAGCAAGACTTGTAGCACCACATGGTGTAACAAAGAAGGGTATACAAGACAGAGGTGCTGTGTCTAAAACATTCACGGACGAATTGACATTTGGTAATCTTATTCTATCAAACCTAGGTTCTTCCTTACCTTCTGCACAACAAAACGAAACAGACCAGATCTTCAACCAGTCTTTGTCTGCGTTACAGAGTATTGCAGACCCAACTATGGCTAGACAAAAATTAAAAGAGACTTGGACTGGATTTAATTATTTGACAGACCAAGAATTGGATGGTATAATTGGAGAACTACAGTCATTCAAGGGTGGTTCACAACCTAGCATGGGTGGATCTGTACAAGAAATAAACTACCGTGGTGACGGATCAACGGATATAAACCCTAATTAATTGTAAAGAGTTCTACGCAGGACAATGAAGAAACTATACCTAACCTTAGCTTTACTAGTGGCTCTGTCAGGGTGTCTCAACCCTCTATCCCTACTGTCAGGAGGTAGTAGTGGCCCTACTCTTAATGCTAATGTACAGGCTGGTAAGGAAAACAACCAGTCAGCTGTTGACCAGAGCCGTGATATCTCAGGTGAAAACGTTAGTGTCAATCAGTCTTCTGGTAACTTTAGTCTTGGTGGTGAGGTTGATAGTGTCAAAGTTCTGAACCAAGACATACCTATGTGGGTCATACTTCTTCTTGTCCTAGGCTGGGTTCTTCCCTCACCTAAGGAAATCTGGGTGGGCCTACTAAAGACAATAACATTAGGGCGGTACCGTGGCTAAACGTTTAGACAAATCTAAAATGAAGTGTAACTCACCTAAGAGTACACCTGATCATCCTACCAAATCACATGTTGTCAAGGCATGTGCTGATGGTAAAGAGAAGATCATTCGTTTTGGACAACAGGGTGTGAAGGGTAGTCCTAAAGGATCTGCTCGTAACAAAGCATTCAAGGCACGACATGCCAAGAATATTAAAAAGGGTAAGATGTCTGCAGCTTACTGGGCTGATAAGGTGAAGTGGTAATAATATGTCTGTTGATTTCTTAAGAGACTTTAATACTGTAGGTTTTATAAGCAAGGCTACCTCACCTGTAGCTGCAGCATTAGACGAGTACAGCCCAGAGATTCAGGCTGCAATTAGTAGCGCAAGCAGATCTGTAGCTGAGACAAATAGTTTATTTAAACAGGGTTTAATTAAAGCTCAAGGCCTTATGCTTGAGGGTGGTGAGGCTGTCGCAGGTGCTGCGCAAGACGTAGGACAGGCAGTTAGTAACGTAGCACAGGATGTAGGACAAGCTGCACAAACTGCAGGTCAGGTTATACAGGATACAACGGCACAGGCTATTGATCCAGCTGGTTTTGTCATGGATACAGTTCAAGGTATGGGTGAACAAGCACTTGAGTTTGCTCAGGATGTAGGTGGTAAGGCAGTTGAGGTAGGTTCTGATCTTGCCTCTGATGCTGCCAAAGGTATTAAACGTCTAAGTAAAGCTGCGTATGATGCACTACCAACTAAAGAGAAAATAATAGAGGACCTTAAGTTTACATCACAGGCTATTACAGAGGGTGCTAAGAACGCACCAGCTGATGTAGCTGCCGCCGCTGTAACACTTAGTAATTATGCCAAAACATTCACGTCACCTGTCGCACAGAACTTCATCAATGACATTATACACGTGTCATTATACAAAGGTGAAAGGTTTGACCCATACACTGGAGAGTTCTATACAGTAGATCTTAAAGAAGTAGAACAAGAACCTATTACCGAGGATTACTTCACGCCTACAACTATAGACTTCCTTAAAAAGATGGCTAGGGATAAGGGTCTTAAAGGACCTAACCAAACTGTTTCATTTGAAAAAGAAGAAGTGTATAACTACCTTACAAAAGAAGGCTCTGGTGTCAAGGTAAATCAGACAAAAGGTGGTGCGTCTAAAGAGGATATCATTAAAAGCCTAGCGGAAAGAAACCCAGCTGACGAGGTTAAGCTTATCTTAGGTTCTTTTAGTATCTCTACTGATGAGAATGGTGAGATAAAAATCACAGATATGTTTGATTACAATGAATGGTACCATCCTGTAACTGAAAAAAAGTACACAGCCGACGAGTTTGAAGAAGCATTTAATGCTGGTGAGTTAGGCACTATGGATGAACTTATATACAAGACTATAAAAAAGCATGGTCTTGGGTATTCATCCGCACGTAGTATTGGTTTCTTGCTAGGTAGTCGTGGTTATGAGAATGAAGATCTTATTAAACAGTTTAGTACAGGACGTAGGAGTAATATCAGCTTGGGTAATGTAAGTGATCTATACACATACGCACCAGAAAAATCACCAAGACCCAAGGTAAGACCCGAACAATGATGGAAACTATTGACCTCGTAATGCAGTGGCTCGTGGCCCCTATCGTCGTCGTTGTCTGGTATTTATTTAACACAGCAAATAAAACTGCAACCGATGTGGCTGTGCTTAAGGCTCAGTTAGATTCCTCTAGGGTCTCTCACGATAGAGAGATGAAAGAGATGAAGGAAACTATCAAGGCTATCTTCAACAAGCTTGACAGCATAGAGCAGTCACTAAGGGATCACCGTTAGATGGACCCTCTATCTGCCTTAGCTATGATTAAGACAGGAATTAGTGCAGGTAAGACACTGGCCTCTATGTCTAAGGATATAGTTGGCTTCTTCGATGCTGTCGATGGTGCTAAGAAGGAACACCAAAAGAAAAAGGATAGTATCTTTTCTAGTTCAAATGAACAGGCACTAGACACATGGATGAAAAAGCAACAGGCTATCGAGGCTGAGGCTGCACTGAGAGAAGTGATCATCAATCAGAGAGGGTACCAAGCCTATCAGGATCTCCTGAAGATCCGTAAAGAGATTGCACAGGAAAGAAAAGAACAAGAACGTCAGGCTAAACTTGAAGCCGAAGAGCTAAGAGCAAACATAGAGGTTGCGGTGGGTGTAGTTGTTGTCTGTATAATTATTGCTGTCTTGTGCGCAGCCGTACTACACTTCAAGGGATACTTTTAATGGCTACAGTTTTAGACAGTTGGAAAGTATTACCACGGCTAATGATGTTAGCCTTTACGATCATGTCTTGGAGAGTAGTCGAATGGTTTATGCAGTTACCAGATCCTACTACACAACAAACATCTCTTGTCTCCGTCTGCATGGGTGCAGCTACAGGGGCGTTCGGGATCTGGATGTCGAAGGAAGTAAAGTAATGCCAGTAAATAAGGTGGAAGGTGGTTACCGTTGGGGTAGATCAGGTAAAATCTACAAGACAAAAGCCGAAGCAGAAAAACAAGGACGTGCTATATATGCTTCGGGCTACGGGAAAGGAAAACCAAAGAAGAAAGCTAAGAAAAAGGCCTAAGCTTTATCACCCCAGTAAACACACTGATAGTTTTTTATAACGTACTTCTTGTCCTCGTAGATCTTTATACCCTCGGCTAAGATCTGGTAACACTCCTCTTGTGTCTTAGCTAACACGGTAGAGGACTGTCCAGAACAAATAGACAAATCAGAAGTACATATTAACAGGACTGCGGTAAACATCTAGCTTTCCTCTGCATGTTCAATAAGAAAGTCTAAGTAGTGTCGAGCTTTCTTTAGGTCTTCAACGCCGTTCTTATGTGCCCAGCGTGTAACATACTTAACGACGTTACCTTCGCAGAACCCTAGTTCATTAGCCATGATATAATCAATAGGCTGTATTGTTTGGATCTGATAGTGGTCACCACCAATTTGAAACTTCTTAGCTGTCATTGTATAATCCTTAGGTAAGGGAGAGTAGCACTAAACTACTCTCTCTTTTTTTATGGTTATTTGAGGAAAATCTCAATGGCTGCTACTACGGTTACGAATAGTGCGTATGCTTCTAGTCCTGTCATGTTATCTCCTATGCTGTCAGGTCTACAATTTCACAGACATCACCTGAACAGGCCATTGTCTGCATAGCTACGGTGTTATCAGACTTCTCGTAGTTTGTCAAGAGGGTCCAGTCAATTTTTTCTGGCATCAACTTAGCTAACTCTTCGTACTCTGACTTGCCGATCTCTTGGTATGGTGCCTGTTGGTACGTGTGTTCGTTGTATGGCAAGAAGGATACCCCTGACATTTCATCGAAGTGTTCGTAGACAAATGCACCCACCTCAAACCACTCGTTCTTACGGACATTGATAGTGACTGAGGGTTTGTGTTCACACCAGTGACGTTGGAATGTCAACCATGTCTCAAGTTGTTCAATAGCTGTCAGGTCTTCGGTAACAACAGCACCAGCTGGGGCCTTGACAGGGAACGAGAACACAGTTGTCTGGTCAGGTTTGAACACATCAGGTTCGTTAGGGATACCTTGGTCAATCATAAACTGAGTCAAGGGGTCTTTGTTATCTCCTCTAACGGTTCTAATATAGTAGTGGCTATGCCGTGCGTGGATACCACTGGCCGAGTCAACGAGTTGCGAGACAGTTCCACTAGGTTTAACGCATGTAATAGCAGCAGAAGACTGAATGCCAAGCCGATCAGCCAGTTCATTGTTTGTGACAACAGCCACACTACGAAGATGTTCAAGAGTTTTAGGTAAGCCAACATTCTTACTCGTCAGTAGTGGGTTATCCATTATCCCTGTAAGAGACACACCGAGCAGTCGTTCCTCTTCGGTATTTCGCTGCCACACTTTTCGCAAGTATGGAAACTTGGTGTAAGTGGACTGAACGGTTCCGAGAATAGTTGCCAAGCGAACCTTTCGTTCCAAGTCGTCGATGTTATCTGTCGCACGTACAACAACCTCAGTGAGATTGCAGAACTGATACGGACGTAGAATGATTTCACTGCAAGGATTAGTCCCGAACTCATGGTCAGGGTCACGCCGCCCAAACTTTGCAGCTTGTTTCTTAGAAGCTTCACGGTTAAATACTCCTCGTTCTCCCGAGCCTGACTCAACCAAGGCCATCCACTCACGCATGAAGGACAGGCTGTCAGGCTTCTCTGTGTATGACACTGAGTTATTAGCTAGTGCCCGTTGAGGGTTGTGTGTCCACCAGTCCCCTGACTTGGCGTGACGCATACGATCATCTGACAGGTTAGACAGAGAGATCATAGCACTGCGACGTACACCACCAACAACTACTACCTCACCGATCTTACACATCAGGTCATGGCATTCGATAGATGATAGCTTACGACCCTGTGCTTCCTTGAAGATCTTAACTGCGAAGTTAAACAGATCAACAAGAGGGGCTGGACCTGAGGCACGACCACCGAATGTCTTTAGTCGTGCACCTGCAGGACGGACAAGACTTACGTCCCACTTAGGGATTTCACCAGCCCAGAGGAGTGCTAGTAGTTGACGGAAAGCCTTAGCCCACCCTTCCTTACTGTCCTTGACGACGATGGTAGTCTCACTGACGAACAACTCAGGGACCTCAGGAAGCTTACTGATGAACTGACGTTCAACACTGAACCCAACACCAGTACCACAGAGAAGGATGAACATAGCCTCATCGAAGGACTTAAGGTCATCTACGGGTAGGT